ACCGCACGCATGGACCAGGAAATCACCCGCATCCGCGAGAAGTACGCCGAACGCCTGGCGGAGTACGGCGCGCAGCGCGACAAGGCCTTCGAGGTGTTGCAGGCCTACGCCACCGAGAACAAGGACACCCTCTTCACCAAGCGCAAGAGCGTGGAGAGCGCCCACGGCGTGTTCGGCTTCCGCACCGGCACCCCGAAACTGAAGACCCTGAAGGGCTTCACCTGGGCGGCGGTCACCAACCTTTGCAGGGAGCTGCTCCCCGCCTACATCCGTACCACGGAGGAGACGGCCAAGGACAAGTTGCTGGCCGACCGCGGCAAGGAGGAGGTGGCAGCCCTCTTCCCGAAGATTGGCATCGAGGTGGTGCAGGACGAGACGTTCTTCGTCGAACTGAAGAAGGAAGATGAGATGCCCGCTTCAGCCGTCGCATCCTGAGTACAGCGTCCGCCGGTTTCGCAACCGCTACCGGGTCATCCGCTGGCAGCGGGACGGCGTCATCTCTGTCGGTGACGCCGTCGGCGAATTCGACACGTTCGAGGAAGCGCGCAAGGAGATGTACCGATTGAACGGATGGAAGTATAAACCCAAAAACAGTGAAAGGATATGAACGAAACAAGCAACCAGATCAAGGTGGACAGACGCTACAAGCATCCCAAGATTACCCTCTGCACCACCTGTCGGGGCTCCGGCGTTTACCGCCACCTTGACGAATTCGAAAGGGAGGAGATATCGGAAGTGTGCCCCGACTGCCAGGGCAGCGGGCGCGTGGTGGTGAGCGGCGTGATCGAGTTCACCGTGCAGCCATACGTGCCGGGCACGTTTGTTTACCGTGACATCACGCGGAAGGTATGAACGCAGAGCCGTCGCTGTTCGGGCCGCAAAGGGTGGCCGTGCAGCTGGAGGAAAGCACGACGCTGGAGTTCCTGAGCTACTGGGTGCAGTATGACAAGCCGATGCCCCTCACCTTCCAGAAGGCGAAGACGCCCGGCATCGTGGCGGTGACCTTCACCATCGACCCCGCCGACTACACGGCCATGGAGTTCATGGAGCGGGCCGTGAGCAAGACCGGAGGCCGCGTGTGGAACCTGACGAAACCTCAGAAATAAGAAGAAGCCCGAAGGATTTCAAGTCTTTCGGGCTCTTTTTATGCGCGAAACGGTGAAAAAGTCTCCGTTTTATTGCAGATTCGCCGTCTTTTTCTTATTTTTGTGGTGAAAACATTCATTATCATACATCCATGAGAAAAAGCGGGAAAATAGTCGGTAGAAGCTACCTTTACAGAGTGGAAGACGTGATTCGCATCTATGACGAGCACAGCCGGTCAGGATTGTCGAACCGCGAGATCTTGCGCCAGTTCATCTGGCCGAAGTACCATATCTGCGAGAAGACGTTCTACAACATCATCAACGCCAGTGCGGAGCCACGTGTCATCGAGGGCCTGCACAACCTCAACGCGCAGCTATCCCTCTTCTAAGACGCCGGTCACGGTGTCCGCCACATTCACCTCGTAGACGGTCTCGTACACCTTCACGCCCTTCGGCAGTGCCACGCCGCGGCTGCGGAGGCGGTTCATCGCGCCGGACGACGCGCATCCCCATCCCTGGATCATCATGTTCAGTTTGTGTGCGATGCGGGCACGCTCGGCGGCCGCTTCCTGTCCGCCACTGCCGTAATGGGTGTCGTCGTAGCAGTCGAAGGCGATGCGCACCGAGAGGACGGCCCTGCCCCGCTGCCCGTCGGACTTGAAGGTTTTCCACTCGGTCTCCGGTGTGCCCACCATCACGCAGGGGAAGGTCACCGGATATTGGTCCTCGCCGTACTGCAAGGCTTCCAGCTGGCCGCAGTCCTCGTCCACCAGCCGTACGTCATAGCCCATGGTCAGGGCTATATGTGCGATCAATTCGCTCAAGAATGTAGTCATATCGTTATGCTTCTAAAAGTTTTTTAAGTTCCTGGTTGATTCTCTCATTGATCTTCTCACGCAACTCCCGGCTCTCACCGATGAACTGGCGTTGCGGGATGCGTATCTGCATCGAGGTCTTCTTGGTCAGGGCGAGCCGTTTCCAGAAGGAGGCCTGCGCGTTGTCGGCCGCCTCGGTGGCCTTGCCCCGCTTGCGCTTCTTGCCGTTGCGGTCGGTGCCCCTGCCGGACAGTTCGTAATACTTCGCCCAGGCGTAGCGTTTCATCTTGGGCGTGACGCTGACGTTTACGGTGCCGCCGTTGTTGTGGATGGCGGCATAGGGCAGGTCGTTGCTGATGGTGACGCTGGCGTTGCCGGGCGTGTACTTGATGCTGCTGAAGAGGTGGCGGCGGGACGAGAGCAGCGGGCCGTACTGCGAAGCTGCATTGTTGTAGCCGGAGCTTTGGCGCTTAGAGTCGGGCCACTTGTGGATGCCTCCGTTCACGAAACCGCCCCGGCGGAAGTTCTCTTGAAAGTGGTCCTTCGCCATACGGCCCACAATGATGGGCAGCCGCCGTCGGGTGAGGTTTTCTATCTCCCGCTGCTTCGATTTTAGTCGGTTTATAAATTCTTTTTCGTTCATCGAGATATTTTTCTATTAAATTGTTTGGACATTAAATAATATTCCGTAAATTTGCATCATAAGACCTACGAAAAGGCGCGATAACTTCAAGCCGTGAGGCATAGAGCCATGACAATTTTTGTTATGGCTCTAATTTCTCTTCTAAAACCTTTAGAATATTAGATTTCAATTTTTCAATATGTTCTTTATTCCCTTTAACAACCCATTTTTTTAGAGATAATAGTTCTTCCGGGAATACTGTTCTGTCCACCATCGCGCATTTTCCTTTATATATGATATAACAGTAATCTATATCCTTTGAAATAAAATCGCATGTCCGCCAGCTAAGTTTGGTCGAAAGTTCAGTAAGGCTTAAGTGACGTTTCTTAAAATTATAGTCAAGATCTAACACTACAATCTTGCACCCCTGCTCTAAAGCCTTACAAAAAGCATCTGATATTCCCTTTAAACTTTCAATGCCTTTCCTGTCTGCTACATGCCCATTGATAATATATTCAGGGTTCTTCAGACCATTAATTAAAACATGTTTACGAATGTCTATTTTTGCTGACGGAAATGAACCTAAGATACTTCTCGCTGCTTTCAAGTTATATTTAAGTTCGCCTTCTGAAGCATCTTTATGGATTCTCAATCTCTTTCCATATACTTCATCCAAAGTATAATTTTCAGGCGGTTCCTTATCGTCATTGAAAAGACTACTCATACAGCCGTTTGCATACGGACAGTTATAGCAGTTTTTTACACGATTGGTAAATCCTTCCTTGCTTCCTTTATAGAAGTCGCACGACGCACAGTTAGCCGGGAAATACGGATGACTATCCGAGAACGCTTTCCCATCCACTCCTGGATTATTTTCCAATCCATTCTGCGGCTCATCAGAGGGCGCAGCGTCCGGAACCTGAGTAATCGGTTCATCGGTAGACGAGAGCGAGCACTTGCAGTTCCAGCGGTCGCCGGGACGATGGCTGCTCCAGAACGGATCGTTGATGGCACGCACCGTTCCCCAGAAGACACGATGATCCGCTCCGGGGTGTGCGCTGGTGCTCGGCATCCACTTCAAGTTGGGCAGCACGTCCTTTTCCCGCTCGAACTGTTGCCAGTCCGCCGCCTGATGGGCGCGAATCACCGCCGTGTCATACTCCGTCTGCAACCAGTGGCCCACCTGATGGCTGGCTATCGTTTGAACGTCGTTCGACCACTGTTCAAACGTTTTTAATTTGCCGTTCGAATCGAGCAGCATGTGCGCCATGTCGTTCTGCATACGGTGCACCTTGAAGGCCGCGAACACGTCCGTGTTGTGCTGCAGCTGCTCATAGAACACCTCGTCAGCGTCCGGCATGTTCGGCTCGTCGTAGCCCTTGGCCACCGCCTCGCGCAGCACCGTGCGCACCTGCTCCCACATCGGAGCGTCAATCTCCTGCTTCGGGTCGAGCTTCCCGTCGTACAGGCGGTGGAGGAAGTCCAGAATCAGTTGTTCGGTAAACCCGAACGCCTGGCTCACCTCCTCCGCCTTGGCCTGCAACGGCGTGATGGCGTCGCCCATGTAGTCTATATCGTCCTGGTCCGGCATTTCGGGGATGCCGTACAGTTCGTCCATCACCAGTCTAAAGCCCCGTCTCCGTCCTGCGGGGCGACTGCGAAAAAAGGCTGCGCGCGGTTCTGCGGGTTAAGGGCCGGCTGTCGCATCATCAGCGGACTGGCGGCAGCCCGTTCCTGTAACTCCTTCTTCAGCCGCTCGTATTCCTCCGGCTTGTCGATGCCCAGCTCCTCATAGAGGTAGTCATCGTCCATCGGCAGTTGGAAGACCGTCACCGCCTTCTCGAGGATGTTGACGCGGGCCGTCGTCTCGCTCGTGTTCTTCGGTTTGGCCACGGTGAACTTGCCGCCGCGGGTATGGATGCCCAGCGATTCGAAGATGTCCGTCATGTCGTAGTTGAGCACGTTGAGCACGAAGCGGAGGTCCTTCAGGAACAAGGCCTCCTCCACCTTGCTGTGGACGGTGCCCAGCGCCTGCGTGCCCGTCTCGCTGGCCTCGGTGGTCAGCGTGTTGCCCAGCA